CTGAGTATTCTGCTGAGTATTCTGCTGAGTTTTATCTGCTGATTGTGCTCCACCACCTTGACGGAACATCTCAAAGATAGCGTGCTGAACGGGGGAACGTGGTGCAAACGGATTCATGATTTAACTCCTGTAGGGTTAGGTTCTTCTGGTTCATATCGCTTAGGGCGAACTACACTATTTGCCCCAAGTAACATATTCAAAATATCTATCTGCCCACGAAGATATGCTTCACGTTGAGCAAATCTAAGTGGATTCAATGCATCATATTCTTCTGCAAGTTTTTCCTCAGCTGCACTCGCAAGAAGTGTTTGATAATACATACGCTGCTCTGGGCCAATAGCACGACCATGTTGTAGTTCTTCTTCTGTTAAATTATACGCTTGGAAACTAGTTTCAATACGTTCCGCCACGGGGCGCTCCTTGTTGTTGTGCTCCACCTATAGCAGCTAACATATCAGAAAGTGATGCACCCCTACGTTTTGCCATATCTTGCATTTGCTGTTTAATCACTTCAGGATCAGGCGGCTGTGGCATTGGTGGAAGTTGTTTAAGAAGTTCAGCTATCATTTGCATATGTTCCTGCGGTTTAACACCTTCTGGCATTGGTATCTTCTTAATCTGTTCTGCAAGTGGACCCACTGCTTGTTGCCACGCTGCTAATTGCTGTTCATATTGAATTTCAGCGTCAGTTTTCTCAAACGGACGAAGATCAACACCACGTTGTTTGAACAAATGAGTGAATACTTGATCCAAGCGATAACGCTGTGCAAGAGCTGGAGAAGAACCAAGAGTTTGAGCAGCAACTTGGAATTCTTCAGTGTTAAGCATCTTATCGCTAGGAAGCATACCATCACTCATAGTAAAGATTGCAGCAGCTTTACGTAGAGTTACAGGATCAATCTTAACAGTTACACCACGATCACGATTATAAAGTTCAGCAGCAGGTTGATATTGTAGAATATTAATGCGAACAATATTCTTAATATCAGTAAATGGTCCATGTTCAGTTACTAGCGCCATAGTTTTATTTCGCTGGTTACTGTGACCCATTACGTCTGCGTACTCGTGTCTGGTTTTATTCCCTTTTTGGAATTGTCCTTGTTGCGCTGGATTCTGTCCATTTGTTCTATCCGCGTATCTAACATATAGCTCAGATTCTTGAACAAGATTAGCAGAAAGCTCATCACGATAAGGAACGGAAGCAAAAGCATCTCCAACAGCTTTACCGTAAGCACTAGGACGGACAGGAATCTTACTTGCACTGTTTTCATTATTAATATCCGCTTCACGAATGCGACCCGGATCATAAAACATTCTGTCTTGAATCAGCTTGCGTTTGCTTGCAATATTTGCATTCATTGCAGCACTAGCAAGATCTTGGAATGGAATTACATTCTGTGCGAAGGATTTAGTTTGATAATCTAAACCATCTTGAATAGGCTGACCAAATATAATTGGAATATTATCATGTGCATTAGTTTGCCGTTCTGCGTATAGAAGAACTTTATTATTAATAATAACGAATTTCCAAACTTGAGGAGTATTGTCTTGTGGAACGTAGAGATTAAAATCACTAGGAATAATTCTAGCGTATAGCGTAAGCATTTCATATACATTTCTATACTGAATCTTACGCTGTGCTTCATCCGTTGCCCAATTCATCCAATCAAATGTACCAATACTATCTCGGTCTAGAAAAGCATCTGGATTGATTTGCGGAATATAGAATCCAAAATCTTTAATACTAGTCGCACTTACATCACCGCCGCCAGATTCAAAAGCACGCATAGCTACACTAGTGGGCACTTTACCATAAAGATTATTAACATATTTCTTAAGTGCTACACGAGATTTAATTTGAACATAACCTGCAAATTCACCTTCAGTAGAAATCTCCCAAGGAGCAACACGAGGATCAAATAAAGTATTATATAAATCCATTCTACGCATACAATTACCTTCCCATATAACTTCCTTAGGCTTACCTACTTTACCTTCTGCGAAAGTAAGATCAGTTTCTACAGCAGCAGTAGTAAAACGATCCCATACAACTTCCATTGCTTGCAAATTATATTTATACCCGTCTCTTGCCCACATCAAAAGCTGTGGAACCCATTTAGCTGTAATGCTGTTTTCAGCTACAATAGTTTCCATCTGAAGTGCAGCGTCATCAAATTCAGGAGGGGCGCCAACACCAAAAATAGGATAACCCGTAGTAAAAACTTCTGCAAAATACCCAAGAGCAGATTCTACTTGAGGCATTACAATTGGAACTGTTAGATTAGTACGTTTCCTTTTATCTCCTGCACGAACAGCGGCCTTGGCTATCCGCTGTTCCGTGGTCGTATCTTCTTCTCTTTGATACGCCCTGTCTATATCTTCTAGACGATCGCGAAGGGAATAATGAGTATGTATATACGCTTGTGCATGACGCGCATATTGAATTACAGAATCAGATATTTTTGTATTAGTAAGTGGGAAATCTGTTGCTGAACTAGGAGCAGCCAAGTGTTCTCTCCCTAGTGGAAAGTAGTAGGTGGAAGGAAAGTAGAATCTCTTACTTGAGCATTTTCATACTCAATATTAATGATTTCACCTTCAAAAGTCATAAGATGGCCATAAAGTTCAATCATAGCAGGAGCATAAGCAATTGTATCTAGAATACCGTCAACATTATCTCGTTTAAGCGGATTCCAAGCACCAAGCTGTGCAATCACAGCACCACGTACATCAGGATGCACACGAATCTCTCCAGAGCTCATACATTTAATACCGTTAGTGAGACGCGAATTCTTAGAATATCCACCAGTATGCAATTCCACAAATTCAAACCCTCCAATGTGGAGGTCTTTACAAACATGATCAAACCAGAATAAGAGCGTGCTTTGGTAAGCAGTAGCTTCGACCCCGATAAGATTACATTTATACTTGAGCCCAAGATAAATAGCATGTTTGATAGTTTCCATAGGGCTGTAGGCGCCCTCGTCGATGAAGCATACGGCAGGAATTCCATCGTATACTTCAAAGTAAGTAATAGTAATAAGGTCAGCATTCTTTTTCTTAGTTGCAGGATCAATAATGATGAATTTACCTTGCGGCTTATCCACATCAGCATACGGCCATTCATTAATCTTATCCAGTTTAACACGAGTATTAAGTTTGGCATTCTCATCATTTAGAACTTCAGCCGCGAAGATATCTTCATGGCCCATTTCAATGTCATTATCAAGCTCACTAAGAAGCTGCTTGATAGGTTGTAAGTCTTCCCACAGGGAAGTACCATCCTGAAGGATACCACCACAAATAAATTTCGTCCACTTGGGATTACGCTTCAATTTTCTTAGAATAGAGTATGGAGTAGGATACATATTACCTACGAATAGGAAGAAACAGCCATGAGGAGATTTTGCCTTCATAGCAGTACCAACCATCCAGCGTTCTAAAGTATCACTTTGCACTTTAGAGTCAGCACATTCTCTAGTTTGCACATCTTCAAAAATCATTACATCTGGGCGCTCATTCTTTAGATTTAATCCTCGAAGAGAGCCACCTGCACCCATTGCTGCAAGGATAATCGTTCTACCTCTAAATGCAAATTTCTTTAGATTCAAAGTATCTTTCTCAACACCTACTTTCCAATCTCCAAATATTTTAATTATATTAGATTCATTCAGCATATCAATTACGTCTGCAATGATATTCTCAGCAAGATCCTGAATTGCAGAATTAATTAGAATGAATTTTTTCTTAGTAAAAAGAATACAGAAGAGAATGAATAACTTAACCAGGGTCGTCTTGCCGAATCCACGAGGTATACCAAGTACAAGCTGCGTAAAGTCTCTTACCTTCTGTACTGCTACTGTCATTAACCCCCAAGCTGCAAGGAAAAGAGCTGGATACATATACTGAAAGACTGTGGGCATCGCAAGCGCAGCTAAGAAGTTTAGATCCTGTCTAGCTGCATCAAAGGCTTCATCATGCTTTACATGAACTTCAGAATCAACATCATCCATTCCTAATGCTTCAGCTTGCTTAGCAGCGAAGTCTTCTTCTAACTTTTCTCTGGTCAGCGTAACTGGATCAATACCAAGTGCTTCTTCCCACTTAGTAGTTCCAGGTGCAGACATTGATTATTAACTCAGATTACGCAGCTGTAAACTAATGCCGAGAAGCATAAGACGTGCGCGCTCCTGATCTTTCTTCAGAAGATCTTCAAGCTGTTGCTTTTTGTCTTCCACTGTCTTTTTCTGCACTGCTTGTTGCACTTTCTCGGCGAGTTCCATTGAGAACATCCTTCTCCTGAATCTGAGCATCTTCAGCGGTTAACTTTCTTTCTTGTAATCTTTCTCTCATCAGTTGCTGTAAGCCCTTCGTTACAGTAACTTGGTCTCCTACTTGAACAACTTCACCATGAGCATTCAAAGTAGGGAAAAAATGTTGCCTAGCTGCTGGCGGCATATTAATACTTACTACATTCTGCGTAATATTAATTGCACCAGCGGTGATAGCCCCACGACGTTTTGCAGAATTCAATATTTGAAACGCTGCAAGTATATCTCTAGGCTTCGTGATCCATTGCACATTCTCTTTCAACTTCACAATCAGATCATCTTCAATTCCATCAATCTGCCTATCTCTTTGCGTTTGCGCTTGGAGATTCTGAATGCGCAATGCTAGCACCTTCGCTCGCACTGCATCATCCATAAGTAGTTGACTGATAAAACTAGGATCGCAGCCCAATGCAGTACCTACATCAGTAGGCCCCATTCCAGCACCTAGTAATGTAATTGCTCTTTCTTGATCAATCATAACTGCTAGTATACTAAACTTTCTAAAACTGCACACGTAGGGATTATTCAGAATACTTTCTACCAACATAATACTACAAATAGCCAGAATTTTTGAGAAATATACAGACTTCGTCAAAGGATATAGCCCTGGTCCAACGCAAAAAGATGCCTACCCCCTGCCATTCAGGATTCTGAACAGTAGGAAGTAGGCATTGAATCATGTGCGAGCTATGAATGTACCATGAAAGACGTGATGATCGCAGCCTTCAAGGAATGCAAGACTTGCGAGTCCACGCACAGGCATCGAATGTACTTGCTTCTCTCCTTTCATACGCCAGTATACATTCACGCTGCTTCCAACATTGTGCGTTAGTTCATCCAATGGTGTTCTCTCTGACATTTCTTCACTGGACATCGTCGTAGCATCTGATGGTATTGTTCCTTGAGGTAGGTCTGGCATATTCCCTTCCAAGATTGAATGGTACGCGTTGAGTGCTGCCAACTGTGCGACCGCAGGCAGCACGAAGCACTTCGCAGACTCGTACAATCTGTTGCAGGGTATTTGCATTCAACCCTACAACCTCACCACGAAACCAGCCATATTCGATGTAATCACCGATTTCGTAGTGAGAGACTGTCATCCGCAATTCACGTTGGATGATAGGCATGTTGAGTGTAGAGATGTAGGATGCTACAGCCCAATGAGTTCTGGATCTTTCTGCTCCAAGTGTGCTGTGATCTTGGCACTGAGCGCCTTATACACGCGATCTTCCTTGTTCTCGCAGAGTACCAACGCTTTCTGCATCTGGAATGCAATCTTCGGAGACATTCCAGCCTTCGGTGCAGCCAGTGTTTTGAACACATTCTTGTAGTTGGTCACAGCATCTGCAATCTGCTTTTCCTTCGCTGCATCTGGACGCGAAGAATCGTACTTCATAGCATCTGCCAGTGCAAGCGTAAGTTTGTCGCCAAGATTCTCATCGAAGAAGTCTTCAATGAGTTCCTTGTTGAGCTTGCCATTCGCCGCTTCAAGCTTGGCGAATTCTGCGATGGCTTCATGGTTGATTTGAGCATCCATGATGGTGATGACATTCTTTCCTTCATCAATCGCAGCCACCACGATCTTCCGAATGACGGAATCTTGCAAATCTTCGAGCGCAGCAAGCATCGCATCTTGTACGACTTGCGGAACGCAGGAGATAGTGATTCGTGGAATGCTAACGCAGCGTGCATCGGGCCTCTTGTAGTTCGCATCATAGTCTGCATGGGTTGGATCAACCTTTCCGCTTGGAGTTTTGAAACCAATCACGCTGAGTCGTTGATCAGTGAGAGCTTTCTGCTTTCCGTTGTAGACGATAACATCATGGACTCCAGATACATTGGACATAGTAAGTATACTCCTGTAGTTGTGGATGATGAAGTGGCAGTTGTCTTCATCGCATCAACTGCCAAATGCGGTCAGCTACTTATTTCTCGTGTCGCGCTCTGCGGTCTGATACTTTTCTGCTGCCTTTGCAGCTGATGATGTGGGTATACATTCCTTGAGCGATTGCTTCACGAGCTTTGCGATTCACACTGACAAGCGAATTGCAAATAGGACAACGTCCAGTATGGCGATCAATTCCTTTCTGCTTCATATAACTCGCCATTTCCTTATCCTTGTTGCTACGTTCGGTAGACATGGTGCTTTATACTCCTTCTTATTTATTCAAAAGAATGTAAAGAGCAGCATCAACACTCCAACCTGTAGCACGGAGATACTCGGCTGCTTGACGAGTACCACGCCATTGTTGCATACAACGAGCATTGTGGATTTGGTGTAAACGATCATCAAGCTTGGTCATGGCTACTATTCCCCGAGAGAGTTGAAGAGATTGTCACCGAAGATTTCAGGTGATTGGAAGTAATCGAATTCCTTTCTACGAGACTTGTCGCTCATATCAAGGAACTTGCGAATAGCTTCATACTCTGTATTTTCCACATTCCTTTGCGGAGCACTGTTCTGATCCGCAGTAGCTTGGCGAAGGTAAAGAGGAACGCTTTCGAGAAGATCCATGATTACACCTTCCTCTTTCCGATCTTCCACTGACCATCGGTCATGAGGATGCGGAAGCAAGCATCAGCAATGTTTGGATCACTGACTTCCTGAAGTGTAGCAAAACCTTCGTCTCTGCACTTGCTTGCAAGAAGTCGCATTGCACGCTTCTTCAGATCACCCTTCACTGCACGATCAGCTTCATGGAACTGTTGTGGAGCTTCAATGAATATGCGGGTTGAGGACACGATAATCTCCAGAGTAGTTGAAGGAAAGTAGTATTCAGGAGGTTGAATTATGGTGACCTGCCTGAATGGCGCCATGGATCGAGCTTCTTGCATTTCTGTCAATGACGACACGATCTTGCTTTATGTGTCGCGGCGAAGCCGGCAAGGATTTCACACACGGAGTTCATTCTAACTGAGTAGTTCGACGCGAAGCGTCATACTGCGAGGAGCTTTGCGACGAGTGGCCTAATGATGTTAAGAACGAGTATGTGAAATCCGCAAGCTCATTGACAGAAATGCAAGAAGAGCGCGATATAATTCGCCTGCTTCAGGCTGGTCCCCATAAAGGTTTGCTTTGTCGAACGAGGCAGTATGCGAGTGAGACTTTCTTTATTACTTTCTTTTCAATTGCGAAGCAATTGTAGCATCCAGGAACGAAGGCACTAGACTACCAGAACGAAGCGGCAGCGAAGTGACGAGAAGATGCGTAGTAAAAGAAAGTAAGGTTTTGCTTGGTTCTAATCCATGTAGTTGGTGCTTTTGCAGTATGCAGTTAACACTGACTGGAGCGAGCAGTAGTGCATTTATAGCGACACCTTCGCATAGTAGTTATGCGAATACAGTAGTTGCAGTTGAGGGTAGTATCTCACAACAGCTGTTGGCTTCGAGCGCAGCGAGCGCCCGCAAGTTGGCTAGTATCTCGACAAGTTAGTAACTCAGTAATATACTAAATCCCTATGTGTACGTATGTAAGGAATGTGTACACTGTGTACGGTGTGAACTACCCTCCCTCCACCCTTCGCAGCAGTCTACTGGGAGTTTCTACCTACCCTAAGAGTAAAGAGCCTACTAGTATGTAGTAGATAAAGAGAGTATGGTATATGTTATGTTTAATATTAAAACCGGAGGTACTCTACTATACAGCAAGGATATGCCAGTAGGTCCGTGTTTA